AAGATAGCGACGATTAAAACAAAGGACTGAAAATGGAAGATTTAACACACGCAGGTGATAATGTCACCATGATGCAGACAATAAATAGTCTGAAAAAATTACTTGCTGATGCACGATTGGGGCAAAGTAGATGGCAAGTGACATTTGAAGTGTCAGTGGTACAACCTGTTAGGGACATAAAGATTGTTGCTAAGAAGCTTGATGGATCTGGAGTAATTAAAACAGTTTCTTATCAGGATGTCCTATACTACAAAGATGATCCTTCAACACTTTTACAAATTATCATTGAACAGATGTATGTTGCTCTCATCAAACAGGAATTGATCAATGAATTGGGTCCTAAATTAACACAGGCAATACGTAATTGTATTGGATAAAATTATGAAATCAAAATTTTTAATATGGCTTCAAGAGAAGTTAGCAAATTTGTCAGATGCTCCATGGGCATGTTTTGAAACGACTGGAGTAGATGGTGAAGGTCGTATTGGTTGGTCGATGCGCTGGAATAAAGCATTCATCGCTCAGCTGAATGCAAGAGGGTATCAATCAACAAGCGATGAAGAAACTGTCCAAACGTTTTTTATTGGTTGTCAAATGCTTCCTGAATCACTTTATGGTGAGGAAATAGTTAACCCAGCTGCTACACCAAATCTTTCAAATGAAGCAAACATCCTTAAGAGATAATCATGATAGTAGATTTGTCCTACCTACAAGGTGTGTTAAAATATAGAAAAATGGTCAATGACGAACCACTTGATAAAATTACATGGATCAAAAATGGAAAAGAAGTGGTTATTGATAAAGCATCTTTAGATGAATGGAAATTTATTGGTTTAAATAATGTTACATTTGCTGAAGAATATTTACTAGAGGATTAAAATAAATGAAAAGAATGGTCGTTGACACGTCTAATTTGTTGTTTCGAGTTGCTGCGGCTCGTGGCAAGTACAATAATACAGGGACACCTGAAGAACAAGCTGGACTAGCAATGCATATTTCACTGCAAAGTTTGAATAAGTTCTACAAGCAGTTTAAACCAGACCAAGTAGCTGTCACATTCGAAGGACACATGAATTGGCGTAAGGCATGGACTGCATCTGATAAATGTAAATCGAAAAAAATCTATAAAGCCAATAGAATAAAAGATTCATCAATGGAACCATTCTTCGAATTGATGAAGTCATTTGAGGATTTGGTTCGTAAGCATTCTTCACTAGTATGTTTATCTCACCCCATGTTAGAAGGTGATGATGTATTTGCGGGATACGTAACTAAATACTGTGAAGAAGGCGATGAAGTCATTGGTGTTTCTGGTGATAAGGATTTCGTACAACTCCTTAAGCACAAAAACTTTACCCTGATTAATCCTGACAAAGGCAAACCAAGAACACTTATTGATGTGTGTGGGGTTGACGATGCAGATTACTTCATGTTTGAAAAAGCATTTCGTGGTGATAAGGGTGATAATGTCTTCCCAGCATATCCAAGAGTTCAAGCAAAACGACTTCAAAAAGCAATGTCCGATGAATACGAACTCACAAAGATAATGAATGAAACTTGGGACTTTATTGATCCTGAAACTCAAGAAAAAACAACTTATCTTGTTAGAGAATTATTTGAAGAAAATAACATTCTAATGAATTTGGAATATCAGCCTGATCATATTAAAGCGATCATCAAAGAAACTATTGAATCAGCTCAACATGAAACTGGTAAATTTTCATTCTTTGAATTTACAAAATTCTGTGGAAAGTTTGATCTAAAACAAATTGCTGAAAATGGACAACAGTTTGCTGACCTATTTAATGCATCACCAGAACGTGCAGCTCAAAAGGCTTTGAAGAAAAGCATATTGTCATTTTAATCACAACCTGAATATTTACGTCAGGATAACTATAAATATTGTATGTCGATAAGACATTTCAGGGTTTATTTAAAACGTTTACGTTATCCCACAATATTTACAGGAGATTCACATGGCAGTAGCAAAAGACACAATCGAATTAACACCAACGACTTTCCCTCACATCTTCCGCTGTGACATTGATGATAGCGGTTTATTGAAGGAAATTCTTCTTGTTAAGAAATTTACAGATGGTACCATCTATTATGTAGAAATTGGTACTCTTCACAACATCGATAAAGCACGTATCAAGAAGATCGTGACTTCACAACATGCAACAAAATATGAAGCATGGGAATTGTTGTCTCAGTCGAAATTGTCAAATGGTATGAATGCTCTTGACTTCTTCCATAGCAACAACGTTAAGTCTAAGAGACCTAAGGGTGCTAATGCAAGTGTTACTGGTGGATTGGAAACTGTTCAAGCTTATAGTTCAGATAATATTATCGGATCAGAATTTGTTAACCCAGCCGAAGCAACATTGGACCAAAACTCCAAACAGTTCATGTAAGATAAATAGAACTTCAGGAAACTGGGTCCATATGGACCCAGTTTTATTTTAACTAACTTGGATATATAATAAATGTAAGAGCTGCTATCTATTGTAGGAAGTATGCCAACCCTTAAATAAGGAAGGAATAGCCACAATGGCAACTAAATCAAATTTTTTAAACTCTATCTTTTTAATCGTAGCATTATCTATACCACTATCGTTGGGTACCAGTAATATCAACTACACACATTATGACTCTCAAGAAGATCATGTTGATCAGCAACCTAAAAGACCAAAGATCACAAAATCGATAAGTCAATATCAAAAGAATCTATTAGCATTAGCAAAAAAATTAAATATCGTAAATGATTTACCACCAGGTACCATGCAAGGTATCATTTGGCAAGAATCAAAGGCTGGTGGGCATTTTAAAGATGTAGATAAAGTAGAAACACAACGTCACGCTATATTTTTCGGTGCAGCACAGGTCAGTTTGGTCGCAGCACAAGATGTGTTGAATAGATGGCCACAACTTAGAGAGCAGTTTAACATATCATCGAAATATGATATAAAAGAACAACTCATATTAAATGACGTGTTCAATTTAACCATTGCAGGTAAATATTTGACATTGATGAAATCTTATGGATTCTCAACCCTTAATGAATTAGCACTTGCTTATAATAGGGGTCCAGAAGGAGCAAAAAGATATGATCCTGAAACACACCCATATGCTACAAGTGTAGCCAATCATGCAGAATTTTTAAAACAAATTGATTAAAACAAAAACATTAGAAGAGCTGATTCTAGAAAAAATACCTGGTGGGTTTTTTGACGTTAGAGGTTTTTATTGTCTCAAATGTCAATGCTGCCATGATTATAAAGTTAGAGCAGGTTTCAAATTTGACAACGGTAAAGTGGGATACAATTGTTGGAATTGTGGTAGCTCTGCACAGTATGAAGAATTATCCAATAAGATGTCAAACAAAATGCGAGACATCCTTCATGCTTTCAATGTCGAAAAAGATGAAATAAACGAAGTTATCAATAGTGGTTTTTTTAGTAAGGATAAAGATGAAGCGACAATATCACTTGCATCAATCAATAAAATAAACACTAAGACTCCCGAAGTAACATTTCCAGCAGAAACATTTAGACTTGGTAATTCAGAACAAGATGAAGATACACAGATTGACATAATCGAATATTTAGATGATAGAAAGGTTGACGTCACAAAGTATCCATTTTATTACAGTCTTCTGAAAGAATACGAAAATAGAGTAATTATTCCATTCTATAGAGATGGTAAACTTATTTTTTGGCAAGCACGTTCATTAGTAGATGATCCTAATATCAAGCGATATCTTAATTCTGTTGGTGGTCGGGAAGCGGTAATGTTCAACATGGATAAGTTGAATTCATATTCGAACTTGCCACTATTAGTTTCAGAAGGTGTATTCGATGCAATGATGTTTGACGGGATTGCGATACTTGGAAGCAAATTGAATGATGCTAAAATTAAACTGCTTCATACTTCAAATCGTGAACTTATTTTCGTAATAGACAAAGATAACAATGGTAGGCATTTAGCTGAACAAGTCCTTAATGAAGGGTGGAAAATAAGTTTCACCGAAAATGGTACAACAGATTTAAATAATAGCGTCATACGATTTGGTAAAACATGGACAGCATATCATCTTATGAAAAATATCCCTAAGACTACTGATGATGCGCTGTTAGCAATTAAAATAAATACATAATACAAAACAAAGAGGAATTAAGTTGGATACATTAAAACAGAAATTAGTATTAAGTTGTTTGGTTGCCAATAGGGACTTAATGGCTATCACAAATGGTATCATAAAGCCTTCATATTTCGATCCATCATTAAAAAAATCAGTAAAATTTATCCAGACATACTTTGAAAAGTATAAGGATGTTCCAAAGTTTCAAACGATTCAAGCAGAAACTGGATTGATGTTAGATGATGTAGGTAAGGTTGAAAAAAGTGATATGACATATATCGCTGAAGAAGTGGAAACTTTCTGTCGAAATAGAGCAATGACAGAAGCAATTTTAAGTGGACCTGAGCTTCTTGAAAAAAATGATTTTGGTACGATTCTTCTAAATCTCAAAAATGCAATCTCAATAGGATTACAGAAAGATTTAGGTATTGATTATTTTAAGGATCCAGAAGAAAGACTTAGGAGAACATTAGATTCAGCAAAACGTATTTCAACTGGGATACCTGAACTTGATGAGGCAATTGGTGGGTTAGCAAGACAGGAACTGATACTCTTTGCTGCTAATTCTGGCGGTGGTAAATCAATGAACATGTTGAACCTATGCAAAAATCTATTAGCACAAGGATTGAACGGTGTTTACATTTCTTTAGAAATGGGTGAAGATGTTGTTTCTAAACGGTTAGACTCAATGATTTCTAAAGTTGGTCAAGATGAACTGTTTAAGGAAATTTCAAAAGTTGCTTCACTTATTGAAAAAGCTGGTGGAACTTATGGTAAATTCAGGATCAAACGGATGCCTGAGAATAGAACAAATATTAACACCATCAATTCATGGTTACAACAGTTGATGCAGGAAGAAGGTTTCAAGCCCGATTTTATCTGTGGAGATTATTTAGATATTATGGGAACCACTATGGATATCTCATTGGATAACTTATTCATCAAAGATAAATACGTAACTGAGGAATTTAGAAGTTTGGGATTTGATTATGATGCTATTATGATTTCTGCTTCACAGCTCGGTAAGCATGCAGCAGAAGCAGAAAAAATGGTACAAGCACATATTCAAGGTGGTAGTTCTAAAATTAACACTGCAGATTATGCTATCGGTATCAAACAGGACGATTTAATGAGAGCCTCTGGTGAGATTTATTATGAAATTCTTAAGTCTCGCAATTCAAATGGGGTTGGTAAAAGAATTCTTTTAGGTTGGGACCCAATATCACTTACGATATCGTCACTTCAAAAGAACGGTGGAGGTCTACAATTACGAAAGAAACAAGTAGTTGTAGAGACACAAATGACTAACAGAGCATCCAAACAGGATTCTTTGTTAGGTTTAATGAACATACAGGAGTAATCAGAATGACGACAAAAACAATCACGTACAATGGTCAAATCTATCAGCTTGATAACTTTGATGAAAAGGTTGGACAGTTAGTTTCAATTCATGAAACTTGGAAAGCCGATGTTGTTAAGGAACGATTAGCACTCGCTAAGACTGAAGCAGCACTTCGATCACTTGAATCTGAATTAGCAGTACTAGTTGAACAACAACTAGCAGTGTGGAATACACCTAAAGTTGAACAATCGGACGAAGTTGTGGCTAAAGGTCAGCCAATCGAGCCTTAATATTAGGTAAAATATAAAGTTCGGGACATCTTTTCATTTAGATGTCCCGCTTTTGTTTCTGTTTTGTATAAATAGAATATTATTATTGCGCGTGTAAATATGAAACTTTTCAAATCAGTTATGTTAATTGAATCTATACAACACATTGAGGATTTACCATCCTCAGAATTCATTCATGCAGTTGAAACATTAAAAAATAACGTAACGACAGAAAAACTTGATGGAGCTGAACTACAATTTGGGTTAGATGATAAAGGAGTCTTTACATCTAGAGAAGGAAAGAGTCCAAATAAACCAAGATTCTACAAAGTATCTGATTATGCAATGGTATCTAATTACAATGCATTCAGAGCAGCACATCTTGCTATAGAACAAATCGCTCCTGAAATCAAGAAATATTTTAAGGTTGGTGATCAAGCTGAAATTGAAGTCTTGTACGGTAGACAACCTAATACGGTTACTTATGGAGTAGAAAATAAAAATTTCATCGTGTTGTTACGTGGAGTAAATAACACAACTCAAGAGACAGTTGATGCACTTTCAAGAGCGATAAATGGTAAAAAAGTAACAGTGAAATCCACCGTTATCACATCTCCTGATGGTGACAATATCGAAAACGTAGATGAAAATATGGTATGGGAATTCACTAATGTGAAACCACTCAATACAGCAAACCTTGATCTTACTGATGCACTTTCTTTAGTTTCAAAAATGAAAGAGTATCTGTCTAGCAAAAATGAAAACTTACCTTCATACACGAATCAAGAAGTAGAAGATCTAAGCTTGAATAAAGTTGCAAAAGAAGAACGTGAAAAAGCTAAAAATGAACGTGAAAGAGTAAAATCTGTTATTTTATCTTCTTTTAAGAATCCAATCAAAAATATTCTACTTGGTAAATTTGTTAGAAAAATTAAACCATTCTTACAAGACAAGAATCTTCATCCTGCAGAAGATATTGGAGTAGAAGGAGTAGTAGTTCGCGATCCTAAAACTGGCGATCAAATTAAAATTGTTGATAAAGATGTGTTCACAGCGATCAACACATTCAATAACTCGGTTAGAAGTAGTATTGCTGGATTAGTTAGAACAACTGATCAAGAATCACCGATCGAATTGAGAGGTGGTAGTTTTGGACAAGCAAAGATTAGAATTGCTGATCTACTTGGAGCTAAAGAATTAGCTTTATCATCTGGCGCTAAACGTTTTATTACAAAGTTTAAAGGCAATGATATTCAATCAACTGCACAGGGCGTTGCTGATAGTCTAAACTTCAAAAATCTTGAAGGTATCAAAATCAAAATTGTCGCTATATTGCGAAATGCAATAGAAGAAGTAAATAAGACATTAAATGATTTTAAGATTAATTCAGATAAATACGTTCTTAAATTAAAAACAGGAAAAGAACTAGGTATTTCTCCAGAAGTAATGAAACGTACGTTAACTGCATTTGCAGAAACTAAAAAAGATATTCTATCTATCATTAGTAACGTAAAAAATTCAACTGATGGTTCTACTTTAGTCTTAGCGCTCTATGGAAAAACCATAGAATCAATATTTGATGGAGAAAACAAAATGCAAGAATCGTATAGCTTATTAAGATCGATAACAGAGGACGATGCGGCTAGTGCTGGAGATGCAACAACTGCTGGTGACATTGCTCCAGTTGAAAAGAAATTGTATGGAACAAAACCAATTTTACGTAGAGTGAGAAACCCTGCATATTCCAAAATAAACAAATTCAAAAAATTCAAATTTGAATCTGGAAACCCACACAAGTTAAATCTCATCAAACACGTCAATGAAGATTGGGCACACGTTGATGATATGAAATTTGCAACAAATGTTGATGATTCTGCTGTAGCTAAAAATGACATTGAGTTTAATAAACTTAGAAACAATGTTAGTATAGGTACTGACATTACTCAAATGGATGTTAACAGATATCTTGATAAAGCCCATGAACTAAATGATGAAGTAGATTCAGTTATTTTTGGTATGGAAATGGATGATGGTACAATTGCGAAAATCTATGTTAACACTTCAGATGCAGATGCTTTTGAACAAGCACTATCAGAACTTTTAGGTCAGGAAGATGACATTGAAAATGTTGTAACTGATTTATCATCACGATTTGATATTATTGATATCGAATGGCCAGAAAATATGGCACCAAAAACAGACGGTGAAGTTTCACCAGATGATAATACTTCAACACCAATAGTTGATGAGATTCCAGATGAAAATGCTGAACCAGATATTCATCTGGACATTGATGGTGATAGTGACACAACACCACCAGAAGATGATACATCAACTCCAGAAAGTGATGATGAGATTGACTTAAGTATTGATTCAGATACCACAGAAGATGGAGAAGCTGCACCAGAAGATGATACATCAACTCCGCCAGAAGATGATTCAAACAATGATGATTCTGATGTAGTCATTGATGATGATGATGATGATGATGATGATGATGATGACACAACACCACCAGAAGATGATAGTGATGAAGATGAAGAGCTTCAACATCCTTCTAAAAAACACAAAAAGACCAAACCTAAAGAAACAACGGAGGAAAATATGAAAACCTATGGTGAATTATTTAAAGACAAATTGCTTAGTGAAGCTAAAAAAACCGATAAAAAGGATGATAAAGATCAATCTTCAGTAGAAGATAAAGAAGTTGTTGCTGCAAGAAATAAGATGAGTGCACAAGTTGATGCTTTGTTAGATTCATTTCCAACAAAACAGGCTAAAGCAATCATCACACTTATGTTAGCTCTTGGTGCTCCTGTTAAAACTATGAAAATGCGTAAATCAGAACTACGCACAAGTATTGATAGTGTTGCTGAACGATATATCAAAGATAGCTCATTTAAAATTTGGGTTAATAAGTTGTTAACATCATTGTCAGATGGTACACAAGTTAAAGAATCTTTTGATGATAGATTATCTAACCGTTGGCAACACATTGTTTATAGAGTTTTAAAAGCATTAGGTTTACCTGATTCAGTAGAAACTCAAGGTCAACGTGCATTGTTAACTGGTATCAGAGATGTTTCCAAAAGAGCTATTGAAGACAACAAAGTGAGAGTTTATTTGACTGCTTTAGCAGATTCTTTAGGTATCGACCAACAATCTATCAAATCATATGATGATGAACTAGAATTGCCGAAACTTAAAGAAGATGTTATTAGTGAAGAAGTTCAAGACCCTATCGATTCAATCGAACCGTTTCTTTTGGCTTTAGGGTTTGATGTTACTAAGAATCAGTCAATTGAGAAACAAGCAAAATTAGGTGCAAGACAGACGTTGTTATCTTTTTCAAAACACCCTCAACTTCTTAAGAAGTTAGACATCATAACAACGGCTATCAACGATACGATAAAAAAAAAGTAGGACCCACTAGCTTGATAGCACCAACGTTTAGTTACAATGGTGCTGTTACAGAAGATGTGAATGATGAAGAGAAGTGGAATATAAGTTTGACCATTAATTCACTTCTCTTAATTAAAAATGGAACTTCTATCAAAATACCAAAATCTAGGTTTGATAAATTTAGTATTATTTTGGATGAAAGAAGAAGTGGATCAATACGTAATGGTAGAAAGTCCTTCTCATTTAAACCTACCGATGATGGGTTTATGATATCTGATGATACTGGAGCTGAGGGTACATTATTACCACAGTCACAGATTGATGAAATTTTACAATTGATAACAAATAAAGAAGATAAATAAATGAAATTTCCTTATAAGGACATCGTAGCAAGTGAATGCATGGGGTATAGGATTTATGGTACGCCAGAAAATAATTACTATCCATCAATAACAACAGTACTAGGTAACACGGTAGGAGAAGAGAAAAAAGCAGCTCTCGAAAAATGGAGAAATTCATTAGGTCATGAAGCTGCTGATAAATTTACTCGTGAAGCAGCATCTGCTGGAACAAATGTTCACTTATTAATTGAACGATACCTTAAAAAGGAAGATCTGATTCAAGGTGATAGTTTTTCCGTTCATGAAATGAGTATGTTCAAAGCTATTAAAATGGATCTAAATAAAATCGATGAAGTGTGGGGGCAAGAAGTTCCTCTTTACTCAGATCGATTGGGGGTTGCTGGTAGATGTGATTGTGTTGGGGTGTATAAGGGAATAAAATGTATCATAGATTTTAAGACGTCATCTCGTATCAAAAGTACGAATGATATTGAAGATTATTATCTTCAACTCTGTGCATATGCACAGATGCATAATGAAATGTTTGGTACAAATATAAGTAATGGGATAATTCTAATGACATCTGCTGGTGGTTTTCCTCAACGATTCAGTGTTGACCTTACAGAATACATTGAAAAATTAGAAAAACGTGTAAATACTTTTTATACACAAATAAATATGAAATTAAATACAGAGGAAACAAAATGAGCATTATTTTAACTTCAACTAATACTCTTGATGTCACGTTGATCGGTAAACTTTCTGAACTATTAGAGGCTTTTGGTTTTTCAGTAGTGACAGAAACAAATGACGTTATCATTTTTGATGTCATTCCAGTTGACACACACCTTGATTTAAGCGCGCCAGATATTCAAGACATTGAACAGACGGTTGTTATTCCTGAACCAGAATTCACAGTGCCTACTGAACCAGAATTTACTGCTTCGCTTGAAATTCCTGTAGTCAATCTTGAACCAGTGATTGACCCTACTGAGATTCTCCCATTAGCTCTACCAAATGTCATCATCAAATCTCTTTATTGTGCAACTAGCATAAAATGCTCAATCGATGATTCATCAGACTTTAGTGTGTTGAGATGTAAAAATCCAATGATTGAAAAGAGACCAGATGGATTTAGCATTTTTGGTATAGGAAATGATGTATATAAATACCCAACGTCACAACAAGGTGGTATATTAGTCACATTACATTGTGGTGATCGGGAATTTGATTTAATTCTTAAATTAGCACATACCGATGGTGAAGAAGAAGTGGTCATTGGACAGAATGACAAGCACTGTGTTACGGATTGATCATGATAAAATACCAAAAGAATAATATCGTATTTAGAATTGCATCGGCGCAAGCGATTTCAACCTTTAAGAGTGATCAAGCGGCATCATTTCTTCAGTTGACTCGCAAAGAATTATCATTCAATGATATTTCAAAAGAATCGGTGTTGCTCGAATACGATAGATTTTTCCAATGGATAATGAAAATTGAACGATTATGTTTAGTTTCTGGTCAGAGCCATTTTACACCTCAATTGATAGCGACAGTTTTTGAATATTTTGATGAGGAAATATTTGCTATTGAAAATATAATGGATAGTTATCCAGATGTGTTTCCTCAAACAGCAAGAAACTTTTCAAAATTGTTACATGGGATGGCTAGAAATATCATCAGTGCTAAATTAAATCATGGAGAAGGAGAGCGTTTAGATACCTTCTACATCTTGATAGTAAAACTTATTTCAGAATATTTGTATTTTACATTGTTGTCTTTCCACGAATTTAATAACAATGTTCTGTCAGATGAACCATTAGCTTTCCTATGCTTGTCTGATTTCGGTAATGATTCTGAAACTTGTTTCGATTTAGAAATGAAACGTTTAAGTTTCTTTAAAGAATGTGGAAGAAAGAATTTCACTGTTAAAAATTATTCAAGTGACCCATCACTTACATCTTCAATCATTAGACAGATAACAGTGCCAGATGTAACGTTTATTCCAGAAGAAATAAGTTAAAATTCCCTGCAATACGATAAATATACTGTATCAATCAGTAGGCGAATCGAATTAACATGGATATGGATATACTTATAAATTTTTTGAAACCATTAATTACATCATTATCCCCAACATCATTTTTAGGGTTAATATCTTTACTGGCGCTTACAGTTTTACTTACTTTGAAAATAATGAGCAAAATACCTAAATCAAGTGACTCTTCTGGAATGTTTTCTTTTATGACTGGCCAAGCAGATGCTGAAATAGGTGAAGAAGAAAACATGATAAGTTTACAGAAAAAGTTGGATATGTTGATACTAACAATCGATACATTAACGACGAATCAAAAATTTGAATACCAAACTGAAAAAATTATTCAAGGTCTCAATGGTCTTAAAACTGAAACACAAAATACTTTAGAAACATTAGATGATCATGATAGCAGAGTTTCTGGTATTCAGAAACAGGTAGACGAGATAGTAAAACAAATAAATAATGAATTCAATGAAATAAAGATGCAATTAAAGATGCAGACTCAACAGCAACATCAAGATATTGAAGCTGCTAAAGAGCTTCAACAACGTATGCATGGTATCATTTCTAGAACAATTTCACAAGTAGAAAAAGTCGATGAATTTATTAGAACCACTGTACCAGAATTCAGAAGTTACAATAAAGATGTAATCAAAGATTTAGCTGATCTGTCAACAGAAGTAGCATTAATTGAACGCAACATACAGAATTATATAACAGTACGCAATACACATCTTAGATAAATTAAAATCATATGCACAAATCACCATTTATAGTTAAACAAGATTTCCTGTCACCTTTACACTGCGAAAGTATCTTATCTGATATTCAGGTATTATCACCTGATACTGATGATAAGGGTGAACCTCAAAAAATAGAAAAACATGTTCTAAAATGGGAACAAGAAATCATTGAACGTTTTAGACCTCTTATTCCTGAAATTGAATCTACATATGATTGTTTGTATAGAGGATTAGAAAAACCAGTTTTTCAATACTTTCCAGAAAATGCAAAATCTCCAGCTGAAAAACCAGGCTGCGAAAATTCTATGTTTGCTAGGAAAAAATGGGTGATGGTTAAGGATGTTGATTTGGTTGGTTTCATTTGGTTGAAAAATTACAACAATGCTGTTCCACTTGATATTAAATCAGAAGTTTACGGTGGTAAATTAGAATTTCCAGCTTTCAATTTTAGTTTGGTTCCACAACAAGGGACATTAGTTTTGTATCCAGCTGGTCCACATTTCATATCTGTTATTTCACCTATCTTATTGGGTGATTTGTATCAAATCAAATTGAATATATCTATCAAACAGACAAATGGTGGACAATATTTTTATCAACCACAGAAGCACCCAGGTAAATGGGAACAATGGTTTGAAAGTTATTTTTAAGCTTCGTTAATTTTTTTTCTGTAGTAATCGACACCCTGTCGATCAACACCTCTAACAGCATTTCCAACGCCATCATGGTGAATGAGCCCGTAAATAAAGGTTCCTTTATCGTAGGTGGCGTATTTGTTTGCAACGTCTGATGATAATGTAACTCCAGCTAATATCGTTTTATTAGAAGTGTTGTAATCATTCCAATATTTTTTCTGTTCATCTAGATAGAATCTTATCTGTGCTTTAGTAGAAAGATAAGCATTGGTTCTATTTTCATATGAAGGATCCACACTTATCTTCTTAAAATAAATACTTGCGATCTTATCTAACATCTGAAATAATCCTAATGCAGAAGATGTTGGATTTTTTGCAGTTGGAATATTTCTACTTTCAATCTTTGCCATAAATCTAAGTAGCTTCTTATCATCTTCATCTAATGATGCATCTTCTGATAGTGCTTGTTCCATACCTGGATCACCTGGAGATAATCCTGGACCAGGAACTTCAGCTGGTGCTTGATTAGGTAATGTCTTTGGGCAGTCATTTGCTCTTGCAGCTTCTGCTTCTTGAGAAGTCATACCCTTATTACCATTAGAAACATTTTTCTCATTAGTAGGAACGCCTGGTGCAGAATTATTATCGGCTGCTACAAAATTTCCATTTATATAATCTACTGGATCAACTGGATTTTTGTATCCACCTTTGTGAATTTCAAAATGTAAGTGGGCTGCTGTTCCAACACCTTCACTTCCTTCTTTTGCTATTTTCTGCCCAGCTGAAACTTGTTGTCCCACCTTAACATAAATGTCTCGCATGTGACCGTATAAAGATGTAGCGACTATTTTTCCATCTGCAGATTTATGTTCAATCTGTATCCAATTTCCATAGCCAGAAGCTGGACCAGCCTTAACAACTGTACCATCAGCAGTTGCAAGTATCTCACCAAGTTCCGTACCAGGTTGAGATATGTCAATGCCGGCGTGTAATTTCTTTTGACCTGTTACTGGGTGGACACGTTCTCCGAATGGTGAAGTTATTCTTCCATTTGGAGTATATGGGAATACAAATTTGACAGTATCCGATTTCGTACCTTTTTTAGGAAAGAAATTATATTCTCTTGAATCAATAAGACCTGCTGCATCAGATGCTTTTATCAACACCTTATAATTTTTCTCAGCATGTTCTGTTGACACGGTTCCAGATAATCGCCCATTCAAAAATGACAGTTCAGATAATGGATTAGCACCATCGTTAACAGAAATGTACCATTCTGTTACAACTCTATCTGATCCAGGAGTAAGAGTAAACTGCTCATCAACTTTTAATTCTAAATCAGAAGTAAGTGTGTTATTGTTGATTTTGTTAATAGGTTTCTGAGCAGAATCATCCATCATGCCGCTTTGATTACCAGCACGTTTAGAATAACATTCAATATTTTCACCCTGCAACATTTCTGTTGGTTGTTTATATTCAGGTATTGGAGTCCACTGAAGCGATTTTTGTGGTTTACCGCAGTCTGCGCAAGTCATATGTGTTTATATTGCTTTTTAAAAAGTTACTTTTTTGATGCACTGTTTAACGTTTCTGCGTTAATTTCAGTAGCTTTCTTATTGAGTTTTTCACTTTCTGAGGTGAAAAATTCACCTATTCCAATAATTTGATTCTCTAACTGTTTCATGCGTTCTTCAGAAGCAATCAACATTTTGGCTGCATCTGATTGTTTAGCTTTATCAATATCGATTTTAGCTGCATTTAGTGGCAAAGTCAAAAGTTGTGCAGGAGGTATTCTGATAACATATTCAACCTGTCTTACAATTTGAGGTTCTGGTTTTACGATATCTGGATTGTTCCACGTGCACCCACTCAATGAGATAATTGCCACTGATGACAATAATGTGATGTATTTTTTCATATTAATTTTTCCTATTGTCTTGAATACCACGCATAGTCTCTTTTAATACAGGAGAAAGAGCTCCGTCATTAAGAGGATTTTTTATCAATTCATCAACACGGTTTGATAAAACGTTTAATGCAACTTTATCATTTTTGGATAAAGTATTCAATTTGTCAATTGCACGCTGTGCATCAGCTCTTTCACTTTTAAGTTGATCAACAGTTTTAAGATTTTCATTATTGGCACTAGAGACAACTGTCAAATTATCTTTTAATGTTTTGTTGTTATCTGTGAGAGTTTTGTTGTTGGTTGTTAAAATGCTATTTGTAGAAGTTAATTCTTGAATGTCCGATCTTAAACTGTGTACATACCATAATGACCCCGCAGCTAACAATATCACTATAGTAATTATGATACTTCTAGTGGAAGAGAATATCGTACCGAAAATAGTACGACCTATTGATAAAATAAATGCCACCATGGTATATCCTTTATTGATTGGATATTAATTTAACCTGTCCGGTTCTTGGAGTTGTCCAAGTTATTAATATCTGGTTTTCTGAATTATGAATTATTGATAATGGGAATGCTTTCTGTAGATTCCCAAATGTATCGTGAGCCAAAACTTCTACTACTGGTTCTGTACCAAAATCGTGATCAATCGTCCAAGTTGTGCTCAAAGTTTTTTGAGCAAAGTCTAAAAATTTTATTCCAAAAATTGTCATAATTTTTCCTTAAGCAAGAATGATTGCAATTCCAGTTTTTGGGCGCGAATGGGTAACTGTTACAGTGTTTGCATCTGTGTATTTTATTTCGACTGGATTCACTTTAGTTAATTGTGAATTTATATCAATAAAAACGTCAACAATTGGAACACCTTTACTACCATTGCCACCTAAACTGTGATGAATTACCCAATCAGCCGAAGCGACTGATTGTTCATGTCTATAAACTGATGGTGATACTGTTTTACCTAACATATATTTCCTTTAAACAAGTTTAGCTTGTCCGGATTGTGGAGTACTAAATGTGACGGTTACAGTATTCATGGTATCAAAAGTTATTGACATTGGTTGAACTTCTTGGTTACCAACAAATATTCTAACAATCGGATATCTACCTAACCCGTGTGCAATTGACCAAGTCGTTGATGGAGTCGTTTGATAGAACTCATATGCATACGTTGGCAATGCTTGACCTTCTTGTGATCCTGAAAGGACAACAACTTTACCCTGTGTTGATGAAGCAAACGACACAGTTATTTGATTAGCACTATCAACCGAAATATCATCAGGTAAAATCACTCTATTGTTGAGATCATAAACCATTATTGAAACGTTCGTCGTGTTAAGTGGATGTGAAATTACCCAACTAACAGCACTAGTATTTTGAATGTGAGTATAAGTGGTTATCTCATTTGTTAATGGAACCCAGGTTGGTAATTGATCAACAATATCAACGCAGATATAAAGGATACGATCCTTAAATACAATTTGACCTACTTTAGGTGTTGCTGGGAAATACGTATCTAGAGGAATAACAGCCTCTTTTAAAGCATTCTGTTGTAAGTGTGCTTCGCCAAAAAATTTCATAATGATTACCTCTTAAGAATTGATAAATCTATTTATTCGTTTCGTACAATATCTTCACAAAATAAAAGGGAGATTGATCTCCCTTTTATTGTTTTACAGATTTAAATCTGAATCAGATTAAACTGCTACAGAAGTCTTAACACCAGTAACGATAACCTTACAAGCCACTGGGGAAGTAAAGGTAACAGTCAATTGATCAGCACTGTCGAAGTGGATACTTTGTGGAATAACAACTTCGTCAGAAGCAGTTTCAACAATAGTAACGTTACAGTATTTTTGACCAATGTTGTGTCCAACTACGTGAGTTGAAGCTGAAGAACCATCATACAAGAAGTATGTTGTTTGGTTTTCAAATTGTGAAGTACCACCATTG